ACTTCCACCAGTGCTTATTTTATCACCAGCCTTCCAACCCATAATAGTGTTGTAACTGCCAGTAGTGATATCATTGCCAGCCTCAAAACCAATCGCAACATTACCATCACCAGTCGTAATTGCAGTACCAGCTTCGTCACCCACGGCTACGTTGTAGTTACCGCCAGATTGTATTGAGTTACCTGCGTTGACACCTGCTATGTAGTTTGATGTCCCTGCCGTGACTGTTGATTGCGTGCCACTAATAATCCAACTATCTGCACTCTCATCCCACAAAGCATACTTACCAGAAGTTGCACCAAAGAATTTAACGTCATGCCCAGTGTCATCTACACCAACTGTTAAAGTACCTCTTTGGACTACACCATCAGCCGATGTATCCCATAACCAATATCTGCTTGCAGTATCGCCAAAGAATTTAACATCATACCCTGTGTCATCTACACCAACTGTTACAGTGCCTTGATTGGACAATGCACCTGAGTTAGTTAAAGCTGCGGTCTGCGTTGTTCCAGCTAAGTTAACCGCTGTAAGAAGATCGTAAACCACACCACCAGAGCCTAGCCCGTCTGTAGCAATAATTTTGGTTTGACCTGCTGCAATGGCTACGTTTGCTCCACTGCCACAAGTAAATGTTAGTGTGTAACTCGTTGCGTTATACATAACCCAAGTTTTAGAACTTGTATTTGGCAGAAGTGTTACTGTGCAGGCTTGACCACCACCTGTAAGCTTTAGACCAAGACATCTATCTGCGTCTGCTGCACCATCTGCAATTGTAATATTATCTGTCGAGGCGTTTGCAATGGCTCTGGTTCCCCAGGCTGTTGCTTGGCCTATTAGTTCTAAGTTTGTATTTGTTGTATCACCCCATGTACCAGATTGTTCGCCTGAACCTATTTCTTCTAGTCTGAGATTATTAACGTATGTACTAGCCATTTTGTAGTTCCTATGCTGCTATAGTATTCTTGTATTCTATTGTTTCCCAACCTGGAGTCTGAGAAGGTGTCACGCCATTGTAGCTTGAATTTTGATTTGGCACAACCTCTGCATAACTTGCGTTTTGATCTGGTGTAATTTGACCCCAAGTAGATCTTAAAGATCCTATAATTCCTGTCATACCAGTCATTTCAACAGACGCACTAGCATCTCCTGTTACTGTAACAGAGCCTATGGCGCTCGTCATTGTCACCATAGTATTTGTGGTAAAGAAGCTACCTAACGCCACTGTACCCGCAACGCCAGTAACAGAAATGTTTGCTAAACCTGTAACAGTAACAGAACCAACGCCACCAGTAGCACTGGTTCCCGTAACACCAATTACACCGTCTCCAGTAGTCGCAACACCAGTAATAGCTGTAGTAGCTGTTACCGGGAAGGCAACATTAGTGTTCCATGTTCCAGTATTCCAGCCTTGTAAAGAGCTGTTCCACCCTTGGAATGCTGCAACATTATTGATTGACATTAGGCGATCCTAATTATCGCATTACTCGCATCAGCTGTTGGAAATACAATTGTAAAATCACCAGAACTTGCTGCTTTATCTGCACCAAAGTCTAAAATACAAACACTAGGATCGCCAGAAGCTGAATCATTAAAGATCATAGCTCCTCGAACAGATGATATAGTTACGTTTGAAAACACTTCATCTGCAAAATCAGTAAACGCTGTTGTGCTACTTGTTGTTGGATTTACATTTGTAAGTGCGCCTCCTTTTGCACTATAGTTTGTTCCACTTATTTCGTTACTACTTGTATATGCAGTAGTGGCTGCCGTAAAACTTGCACTATTTGTGTACATTGCAATATTAAACGTATTTCCCCCAGAGGCTAAGAAGTTATGCTTTGCTTCCATTAACTCCTGTTTAAATGAGGTACATAAAAAATTCCCAGTAAAAGCCATCACATTCTCCTTATATATTCTGCTAATTTAGGGTTTCCAGAATCTTTAATTGCGTTATATACAGTAGTTCTATCACTTTTAATAGCCTGGTGCATATAATTTGCAACTATTGCTTCCAATTGTTTTCTGTAAGCGTGAGCTTGATCTCTAATAGCAGGTGGAGCATTATCAGAAATTCCTATAATTCTATTAACACAACGAACCGCTACTTCTTCTGGAGTAAAACCTCGATTATCAGTGGTTTCAACCGTAACAGCAAAATCGTTAGACATACTAAGACCGTTTGTTAACATCAGCTTTTCTGCCTTCTAATTTGACCAGTTCGGTATTCATCAGACACTTCTTGCGCCTCTCCAAAATTCTTTAACCTTGATATTGCTTCTGCAAACCTAGAATTATACATAGCCATAACGTCTTGTTCCCCCTTCATGTATGTACTTGCCTCAATTAATGTTCCATATAGCAATGCTATCTCTGCATTTTCACCAATCCAACTAACCGTTGTATCGGCTCCTGTAGAAGTTACAGTCGTCGTTGCTCCACTTGTTCCCCCGGTAATTGTCTCTCCATTTGTAAACGTGCCAGAAGGAACTAAGATCGTAAACGTAGTAGAACTTGGAACTTCTTTTATCGTAGAAATAACACCACTTGTTGCTCCAGTAATTTTTTCGCCGTTTGTAAAGCTCCCGGTTGCCCCTACTGTTAAGGTTAGTTGACTTTCAGTTAAACTAGCTGGTCGATAAAAGTAACTTAATGTCGTTGTAAAAGATGCATTAGGAGTAGGTGCTAGAACTAAATTGTCCACATCAAACTGCGCGTAATACTTTGGCGTACCTGTAGTAGCAGGGTTGGGCGTGTATGTTTGCACATAATCTAAATCCTTAAACATTAAAAACTCAAAACTACTACTATTTGTAATACTTAAAGAAAAAGGAGCTAAAAAGTCTGAAGGAACGTTTAAGTATTGGTTTCCGCTAGTCATAGATCCAGCAGCGTTTTTTTGAAACTCATTTAATTGAACAGATTTTAATATTCTCTCTTCAGCTAACTCAACAAACGTGCCAATACTTGCAACAAAAGACGTTTCATCGTTTTGAGTATAATCTTGCACCGTTTCGCGTAATGTTGTGAATGTAAAGCTCATTATGTTTGTACCTCAATTTCTCCTACTGAACCTGTAGCTACCAAATTATTTGGAGGATTAATACCATTATCAGTACTTCCACCCACAGGATTCCAACCCCATTGTATGTTTCTTTGTTGTACTAAATCTTGTTCTGGTCTAGGATTTTTAAGTGCTTGAGGGTCTGCTGGAACGTTTGGAGGAGATAACTGAGGATGTTTGGATTCATACTCATCTTCTCCAACAAGAAAACCATTCCACTCTAACCGCATATCCTTTAAACGGTATCTAAAACCAGAACGGTCTGATATTCCGTAAGCATTTGCATCTGAAGCGTATCGTCCCATCTTATCCTCTAATTAAAACTTTTTAACAAACTCAAGACCTGCACCAGTAATATTACCTTTTGCATCCATTTTTACTCTAGTACCTAAAGACGTGTTTTTAGTGTTGAAAGGATTGTTAATATTATAAGTTACACCATCACCGCTAACTTTAAGACGCCTAAGAATTTTGCCTCCCGGTATATTAGAAAGCATATCCCCTGTGTCAAAACTAAAGTTTTTTTTGTAATCTGCCATTATACCCTCAAATAGTTAATACTAGGTTGTAGTTTAAGAGAAACTCGATCTTCATCTTCTTGTGCCGCTCGTAAAAACTCTTCTTCATATAAAGCTTTTAAGATTTGAATACGATCTGGTGCCTTTTTTACAGCTATATAATAGGCTAATCCAGCTATCATACAGGGATAAAATCTGTAAGGTAGGTCAGCAGTGTTTACCAATGCGTCAGCATCTTCAATACGCTTCACATAATAGTATCTAAGTTCGTCCGTGCTGTTTTCTGGAGTTGGCCAGACAGAAACAGTTGGAGTAATTGTTCTTGCAAAATAATATTGAGAGGGTCTCCCAGTTGTGGATTTATTAGGGATTTCTAAGTAATCTCCCCTAGAAATAGAATTTATAGCAAGATCAGAACTATCTCTCCTTATTACAACGTCTAACAAATCACCCACAGCTTGAGCGTTTTCTAAAGACGGAGAAGAAGTAACTGTTGTTGTTGCAGCACTTGTTCCACCAGTAATTGTCTCAGTAGCTGAAAAAGTCCCTGTTGGAACAGATATAGTTACAGTGGAGCTGGAAGGTTTAGTTAGTATTGCCGCCGTAGCACCGCTTGTTCCACCAGTAATTGTCTCACCTACTGTAAAGCTAGTAGAAGAACCTATTGTCATCGTTATTGTACCTAAAGGATATTCCGACACACCAGAAGCCACTGTTTGAGAAGCAAACTTCACCGTCCATAAATTTAAACCGCGATTAGCCCATTCAGCAAATAAAATATTTAAAGATCTTCGAGCTGTTTTAGCTTCGTAACCAGTACGGATTTCTATACCACACCGTTCATAAGCTTCCTCTATGATATCTGCGACATCTAACTCAAAATCTGTTGAACCTGAAGTCGCCATTATTTCTTACCCTTCTTTTTTTTAACTTTTCTAGGCTTTCCCTTATCAGATCTAGGTTTTCTTTCTATTACGGGTTTTTCTACGGGTTTTTCTTTTTGAAAGATACTTAGTAGTTTTTTTAGAAACTCTTTCATTTTTTTTCCTCCGCGACGGTGATTTTGTAATTTGTTTCGCCATTTGAGATCGAGCTATAGTCATTGGATATTTTCCTTTGAATAAAATCTTCCCACAAGGGCTTAATCATTCTATAGTTTTCAGACACCTTAAAAGAAGTTATTTCGCTTCTTTTATCTAAAGAGATTAAGGTAGAACACATCCAAGTTATAGCCCCAAAAACCACAAGAACAATAATACCAGTTGTTGTTTCTTTTACCATTTTAACAACATCTCCATCGTTCTTAAATCCTATGCGTGGTAGAACATCATCATATCAGTCACAGGTACTGCCCAAGTAACGTAGCAACCGTCTGGGAATAAAACTCCTTCGTCAGGGATAAAAGCGTCTTCAGTAGTGTTATCAGTACCAAGAGTTCTTGCTTTCATTTTAACTGTGCCTGTCACACTTGCATTTCTGACGGAAACAATTCCTGCTGTTCCTCCAGATACAACCGTGTATCCTTTAAGTCGAGTTCGCCCTGCAAAAACAACACCTACAGCATTGGCGTTTATTCCTGCTGATACATTTCCTGCGGGGTTCCCAACAGCCGTTATGCTTGCGATAGTTAAGAAATAACCAGAACTTGTTGCTGTTCCAGTGTCTGCACCTGTAACAGTTTCACTTAAAGCACTACCATTTACATCTGTTCCAACAACAGTAAACGATATACCTGAATCATCTCCAGCGGACAAAATTGTAACTTGTCTTCCAGAAGCGTTTGTCACACTACCGCCAGACGCTAAAGCGCCGCCAATAGTTAACGCAGCATTGTTTCCAACTGATGCTGCTGTTGAAATTCCGTCTGCGTCTAAAGCGACCTCATCGCTAATAATGACTGGTACTACATCTGATCCTGCCATTTTAATCTCCTTTATAAAATTGGTAGGGGTTTCCCCCTACCTAGATTAGATATTATGCTATTTGCACATATTCGATGATAAAAGTGAAAGACCCAGCAGTTGTCGCATCGACTGTATTCGTGATGTTACAATAAATTGTCCGTTCTGCTGAAGTGTATTGAGCAGAAACAGGAGCTGTCGTAGCATCCTGAGTGGTAAGCACTAGAGAAGTCACTGTTACGTTTCCAACTACAACAGTTGTACCACCATCAAGAATTTCATCTGTCTGAGCCGCAACAATTTGTGCGCCTGAACTAGATGTGCCAACCTCATAACCAATGTCGCCAGTTCCAATGACAGGAGCTGTAGCACAAAAGATTTTAATGTTGGTAATGATTGTGTTTGCTGGTTGTGTGAACTCACCAATTGCTGGGCTATCCCCTGCTGTAGTGTTAACAGTAACACCTGTCGCAAAACCGACGTGTTTTACATATTTATTTGTGACAATACCTGTTGAGGCAATAACCGCTGTATCAGTATATGCACCTGTTGTAGCATTTTTAGATACTACTTTAAAACCGTTTTCGGAGCGTACTGCTCCTGTAAATGTTGTATTAGCCATGTGTGTCTCCTTGTCTTGGCTAGTGTCAGTTGCAAAATACAACTGTCAAGGTGAAAAGGGAGGAGATAATCCCCTCCCTCAATTTTTTATTATGCGCCTTCAGATCCGAAAACACCACGCCAGTCAGTCCAACCGAAAGAATATCTCTCACGGACTTTGTAACGCACGTTTCCAGTTTCGAAGTCACCTTCCATGCCTTTTTTCATAGGCGATCTTTGGAACATTTTCAAACCGTCAGGTACGTCAGTTTTTACAAACCACGCATCTGAGTCTGTCAACCTACGCATAACATGTGAGCCATTAGGTAGGTATCCACCTGCCTTAATAGCGTTAATGTCATTGTCGGCTGTGCCTGTTCTCAATTGAGATTCCAACAGACGATCCGCTGTAAATGTGTAAGCTGTCGGTATTACCAAAGTAGTACCTACTGCCGCAATTCGAAGACCTCTGTCATCCTTCATATCAGCAATGTTGATAAGAACGGACTCTAGTGAAGTCTCTGAAAGGTCAGCCGCTGTGCCTAACACATTTGACTGGTTACCATTCTGGGTTGGGTGTGATGCACTTAAAAGTACGACACCGTCGCCACCTGTGTAACCAGAAGTTTGCGAGTAATTTAAGATATTAGCCGCTTTGATTTCCTTAGTGGAAGCCATTGAGCGTGCTAACGCCTTAGTGTAACGTGAAGCAATTGAGCCATACTGACCGTCTTCTTCAGCTTCCTCAGTAACTGCGAAAGCTAAAGCAATTGTCTCATGTTGGTATCTCGCTGTCCATTGTTGCCCAGCATCATCATAAGAAATAGCCGCACCCTCTGTCTTAGTTGGTGCTGACCCAAAACCTGACAACAAAACGTCTTCTTCAAACGCCTTGCTGGAGGTGTTGCTTTCAAATACTGCTAGGTATTCCTCTGGATACTTATCGTATTCAAGACCGAAAAGAGTATTCAGCCCTGGCTCAAGCATTTTAGCAAAACTTGCTCTATTCATAGCCATTGTCTAACCCTTTCCTATATACCTGCGCCATCTTTTAGGAGATGCTCATTAATGATGACCTCCA